AACACAGGCGCATATTGCACGGCGGTCGGACAAAGTGCGATGGCATCAAACACAGGCGCATATTGCACGGCGGTCGGACAAAGTGCGATGACATCCAACACAGGCACAAGTTGCACGGCAGTGGGCGCGAGTGCGCTGCAAACAAACACAGGCGCAAGTTGCACGGCGATGGGCTTGAATGCTGCATATGAAAACACAGGCACAAGTTGCACGGCAATGGGATATTTGGCTGCATATCAAAACACTGGCGCAAATTGCACGGCGATGGGATATTTGGCTGCATATGAAAACACTGGCGCAAATATTGCGGCGATTGGAGTCAACGCTCTTCGTGGCAACACTGCATCAGGAAACACGGCAATCGGAGTGAGTGCAATGTATCCCGCAGTCAACACGGGGATCAACAACACCGCAGGCGGTTTTCAATCGCTCGACGCAAATACTAGTGGAACTCTTAATTCTGCATGGGGCGCAAATTCACTTGGCGCAGTCACGACTGGAGCAAGCAATGTCGGAATTGGATCGACAGCAGGAAGCAGCCTAACTACAGGCTCAGACTGCACAATTATCGGCGCAGCCGCAAATGTGTCGGCGAACGGCGACAGCAATGTGATTGTCATCGGTAAGAGTGCAATAGGACTTGGAAGTAACACAACCGCCATTGGCGTATCTACAACAACGCTTGCAAAAATGGTTGGAACTACAACTAGCGCGTTTGCAATTTCGGGCGATACCGTTAGAATTGAAACACAGAAAACTCCAGCATCAGCATCGGCAGCAGGAACAAAAGGAGATATTTGCCATGATACTGCATATATCTATGTTTGTACTGCTACAAATACTTGGAAGCGGGTTGCAATTTCAACCTGGTAATTATTAAAAAGTAAATTTATGATAATTGAACAATATTTAGCATCTTCTGATCAAATTGCACAAGACATTTCTGCATCTTATGATTCTGCGTCTTTAATTGCAAAACTTGTAACAAACAATGTGCATAGCGATGAAAACCACGAAACGGTAATTCGTAATACCAGGCACCTAAAAGCATGTTTGAAATTGCTACACATCATTGAAAATGCAAGTGATGCAGATAAGGCAGCGTTTGCGGATGTGGCGGAGCGCGGGGAGAACTGGATTGCATGACAAATTACGATCCGCTCGATCTGAAAGGTCAGGAACGCGACAAGGCAGACAAAGACCTGCGCGCCAAACTGACCAAGGAGAACGAGGAAACGGATTTGAAGTGGATGATGGGAAACAAGCGCGGTCGCAGAATTCTGTGGCGGCTCTTAGATCAGGCTGGCGTGTTTCGTTTGTCGTTCGACCACAACACCATGCAAATGGCGTTTAACGAAGGCACACGAAACAGTGGATTGAGAATGTTGAACATGATTCACGCGGTAGCACCAGAACTCTACCCAATAATGCTGAAGGAACAGAATGACTCAAGAATCAATGATGACCGAAGCGCCGACAACAACTAACGAAGCCGCTGTCATCACACAAGAATCTGCGAAAGCAGATGTCACTAGCACGGAGACTGGAAAGACCCAGCAAGTCTCGGATGAGACCACTGTTGGCAGTACCGATGGCAACACTAAGGAAGCCACTAAGACCGAAGAGGTCAAGGCTGGCGCTCCTGAAAAGTACGAATTTAAGGCGCCTGAAGGCCGTAATTTCGACAACGAGGTGATCAACACATTCTCGGAAGTTGCCAAGGAATTGAATCTAAGCCAGGAGTCCGCTCAGAAGGTATTGGATCGAGTCGGGCCAAAGATGGTTGAACGACAAATGGCTGAACTTGACGCGATCCGCAAAGGCTGGATTGACTCCTCCAAAGTTGACAAGGAATTCGGTGGCGATGCCATTGATGTGAACATGTCAACTGCGAAGAAGGCACTCGATGCATTTGGTACGCCTGAACTGAAAACGCTACTTAACCAGTCTGGTCTAGGGAACCACCCTGAAGTAATCAGGTTTTTCTTTAGGGCAGGTAAATCTATCAGCGAAGATACTTTTGTAGGCGCAACGAACGGCGCTGGCTCCGCAAAGGGTCAGCCACGCGACTTCGCTTCGCAAGCATCAATGCTGTATTCCAAACAATAACTTTTCAAAAGGAAACTAAATAATGGCTACTCTCTCAACTACAAACCTCACTTTGGCTGATTGGGCGAAACGAACTGATCCAGATGGACGCGTTCCTGTTGTCGCAGAACTTCTGTCGCAAACCAACGAAATTCTTGATGACGCTGTCTTCAAGGAAGGCAACTTGCCAACTGGCGAGCGTGTTGTAATCCGTACAGGATTGCCAACCGTTTACTGGCGCGCACTGAACCAAGGTATTCCAAGCACCAAGTCAACGACTGCACAGGTTGACGAGGCGTGTGGCATGTTGGAAGCGCGTTCAGAAGTTGACAAGGATCTTGCAATGTTGAATGGCAACACGGCTCAGTTCCGTTTGTCAGAAGACACCGCGTTCTTGGAAGCAATGAACCAAACCCAAGCGACCACAATGTTCTATGGCAACCCAGCCACTGAACCAAAGTCGTTCCTCGGTTTGGCTGGTCGATACTCAAGTCTATCGGGCGGAAACGCAGCGAATGTTATTACCGCTGGTGGTTCTGGTTCTGACAATACTTCAGTGTTCTTGGTCTGCTGGGGTGACAATACCGTGTATTGCCCATTCCCTAAGGGTTCCAAGGCTGGTCTGATCCATGAGGATCTCGGCGAGCAAACCGTGTATGACTCTTCAAATCGTATGCAAGCGTATGCGACTCGTTACCAATGGAAGAACGGTCTTGTTGTAAAGGACTGGCGTTATGTTGTTCGTATTCCAAACATCGATGTTTCTGATTTGATTGGTCAAACTGGCACACAGGCTGCTGGCGTTGCCACAAACCTCATCAAGTTGATGGCTCGTGCTATCTACCGCATTCCAAACATGACAATGGGTCGTTGCGCGTTCTATATGAACCGTACCGTACACAGCGGCATGGCTTTGGCTGCGTTGGACAAGAGCAGCGCGGTGTTGAATATCAACCAAGGCTTGACGCAATTCGGTCAACCACACAGTTGGCTGACATTCCTTGGCGTACCACTTCGTAAGGTTGATTCTTTGATCAACTCAGAAGCCCTTGTTTCCTAATTCAAGTCTCTAAGAAAGGACAAATAAAATGATTACTGATAATTTTCTACGACTCTCTGGCTCATTAACGGCTGGTTCTACGACTGGTCAAAATTTGGCTCAAGTCGCAGGTACATACAACAGTGATAACATCGTCGATCTCTCGCAAGCGCGAGATATTGGCGAAGGCGAAAAACTGTTTGTCGTGTTCACCGTTGGAACTGCATTTACAAGCGGTGGTGCTGCCACTCTCTCATTCAATGTTGTCACATCCGCTGCCGCTGCTTTGACGACTCCAACGACTTTGGGCAGCACGAATCTGATTGCTCTTGGAAGTCTTACTGCTGGAGCGCAATTCGCAATTGCTATCAACCCATTGGTTGCATCACTTGGACTGCGTTACCTTGGCGTTATTTACACGATTGGAACCGCAACCACAACTGCTGGAACAATGACAGCAGATATTGTCACTGACATCCAGGACGGCAAGAAGTTTTACGCGTCTGGTTTCACTGTCGTTTAATTTAAGGAGTCACTTATGGCACAAGTTAAAGCAATTGCAAAGTGTTTCATCGACAACTCTATTCGCGAAGAAGGCGATGTCTTTGAATACAACGGCACACCAAACACGAATGTCGTTCTTGTCGGAGCGATTAACGCAGGGGTGGCGGATGAACCAAAGGTGAAACAGAAATGGTCACCAAAGGCGAAACGCGATGCTGAAGACTTGGGTTGAAATGACTCGCTAGTTACAAAGTTGCCCCAAAGCGAGGGGAGCAGTTGACCCCTGCTCTCCTCGTTTCTTATAGGAGATCTCGCATGGCTTCAGTCGTAGACATCTGTAATCTCGCTCTCGCGCACTTAGGCGATGACGCAACCGTATCCAGCATTGATCCGCCAGAAGGATCTGCTCAAGCCGAACACTGCAAGCGGTTCTACGCCATAGCGCGTGACACGCTGCTTCAACTGCATCCTTGGAACTTTGCGTCCAAGCGTATTGCGTTGGCTGAATTAACAAACACAGTCACCACTTGGGACTACTCGTACGCAATGCCATCCGATTGTCAAACAGTCGTGTCCGTGTTGGCTGATGACGCGCACGATGACTACGCTGGTCGATTGATTCCAACTGACACGCCATACTTCCCGCCTGTCGTGGTTGCTGGCTCATACACGCCGCAGCCGTACGGTGTTGAAGTAGACACTCTTGGCAACAAGATAATCCGAACCAACCAAGAAGCCGCCGTGTTGCGATACCAGGCGTTGATCACGGATTCAGCCAAGTTTGATGCCTTGTTCGTTCTGACTTTGAGTTGGCACTTGGCAAGCATGTTGGCAGGGCCAATGATTAAGGGCGATGCTGGATCTACAGAAGCAAAGCGATGCATTCAAATGATGGCTGGATACTTGCAGACAGCGAAAGCATCTGACAGTAATCAGCGCAACATCAAGCCAGAACACATTGTTCCTTGGACGAGTGGGCGCTAAACGATGCCAACAACCCGCACATTCAACCGATCATTTGCGGGTGGCGAGTTGTCGCCTGAAATGTTTGGTCGAATTAACGATGTGAAGTTCCAGTCTGGCGCCGCCAAGTTGCGTAACTTTATTGCACTGCCGCAAGGCCCTGCTGTTAATCGCCCTGGCACATCCTTCGTGCGCGAAGTCAAGACCAGCGCCAACAAGACTCGACTGATTCCATTCACATACAGCACCACACAAACGATGGTTCTTGAGTTTGGCAATGGCTACATCCGATTCCACACGCAAGGCGCAACACTGTTGGCTGGCACTGGCGCCGCATATAACGGAGCAACACCGTATGTGGTCGGGGCAATGGTTAGTTATTTAGGAAACAATTACTATTGCATCCTTGCATCGACAGGCAACCTGCCAACCAATACTACATATTGGTTTCTGATTTCAAGTCCTGCATACGAGATTCCAAGCCCATACTTGTCAGCGGACTTGTTTGACATTCACCATGTCCAGTCCTCAGATGTGTTGACATTGGTTCACCCAAACTACGCTCCACGCGAACTGCGACGACTTGGTGCAACGCAATGGACTTTAGTTCCTATTTCATTTGTTCCATCTGTAACAACTCCAAGTGGTGTTGCGGTCACAGAGTCTCGCGGCGAAGCGTTTAACATTACTGCAATCACACTTGCAAACCCAGGCGTGTTAACGCTTTCGTCTGCACATCAGTTTGTTATTGGAGACTCAGTGTATGTTAGTGGCGTTCTTGGAATGACTCAACTTACTGATGGATTTTATGTTGTCAACTCTGTTCCTGCTGCGACCACAATATCTCTTAAAAACTACACGACTGGCGTTCCTGTAAACACGACCGCATACACCGCATACGCAAGTCTCGGCACAGTTGAATATGGAACAAAGATATTTGACATAGTAAACTCATATCAAATTACTGCTGTTGGCGCCAACGGAATTGATGAAAGTCTTCCATCTGCAAGTGCAAGCGCCACCAACAACCTGTATGTCAATGGCGCGTTTAATACAATTACTTGGTCTGCTGTGTCTGGCGCCATCCGATACAACATCTACAAGATCCAGTCTGGTCTGTATGGATACATTGGTCAGACCGCTGCCTTGTCATTCACAGACAACAACATTGCGCCTGACATGGGAATCACGCCTCCAATTGTTGAGACGGTGTTTAATAGTG